TCCCGGCTTAAATAGACTCGGTGGAATCGGCCTTTCTATTTTATTTGCGGATCTTCTATTTGGAACAGACGAACAAGGTCGATTTACAAATATCATAGCTAGTAGTATAGATAGTTCTATTAAGGCAGCGCTGTCAGTAGTTGGTCTTGATTTCGGTAGTGGCCTTAAAGAAGCAGGCGAAGAAGAAGGCGCTAGTATATTTTCTTACATATTCTTGGGGTTCGGAGCCTATTTAGCGGGTGCTACACTTACAAACTTAGTTAGCTCAATAAGTGGTGCTATTTTAGGCGCACTTAAGGCTGGAACTTTAGCTGCTGGTAAAGCCTTTATAGCTGCGGGGGGTTTAGCTACATTCCTACCTGCCGGTGTATTTGCCTTATCCATTTCTATTTCAGATATAGTGTTCAACAAGGATACAAAAATACCAGAGATTCGCAGAGGCAACGGCGCTAATACCCAAGGCGAAGGCGATGATCTCGTAAACACTGGCACGGCCTCAGCAGTTAACAGCGTTACCGATAAATATTATCTTCCGGACGATCCGTATGGCTCACCGAGTGATCTTGGCGTACCGTATAATCTGGGTAAAATAGATGGTTTAAAAGAAGCATTTGAGAAAAGATATCTTAACATTAATGTAAATAACCTTACCGTAACAGACGGTGAGCTTAATGTTAGCACTGATGCAGCCAACGCATTCGGGTTACCTCAATATAGAAGAGCATCAGGTGGTCCTATTAGCGGTCCCGGTACAGGTACTTCTGATGATATTCCTGCTATGCTTTCTAACGGCGAATATGTTATTAAGGCATCTTCGGCTAGGAAATTCGGAAGAGGGTTCTTAGATCGTATTAACCAAGGTGTTAACCCGCTTGGGTTTAATGGGGGCGGTCTAGTTGAAGATGATCCAACTTTTATTAGACTTTTAGAACGAAGAGCAGCTCTGGGTATGTCGTTAAGGGGTGCAGCTCCTTCTGCCGTAGCAGGTATTAACGAAGACCTAGTGGCGCTTAACAAACAAATCGCACAATACGCTGAAACAATTGCAAAAGACTCTGAATCAGCTGCAAAAGACTCTAAAGAAATTAACAACGGAGTCAAAACAGGTAACGCTCTTACTAAAGTGACCCAGAAATTGACTAAGGATATACTAAAAAGCCTTGATGAGAATGCCCTTGATGTTAGCCGTCAAGACTTCTTAGATACTGATTTCTTTGGTAGCGGGTTAGCTACTACTTCAACGTTTGATAGCACGGGCGCTTTTGCTGAGTCTCTTAAAACAGAAGAAGTTGACAGCACTCTTAAAAATGCCTTCTCTACTGCTTTAGGTCAAGCCCTACGGACAGGCGACGTAAAAGGTGCCTTAACTGGTCTTCTTGATACTGTTACAAATAAAATCATTGACAACTTTGTTAATGGCATTGCAGACAGTCTGTTTGGCGAAGGTACAGGAATCCTTGGAAGCCTTGGAAATATCTTTGGCGGAGAAGAAGGCGAAAGCCCTTTATCCGGCCTTACAAAAGATCTCAAGAAAAGCGTAGGTGGTTTGTTTGAAGGTCTGTCAGATTCTCTCGGTGGACTTTTTGAAGGTATTGGTAGCTTGTTTAGTGGTGCAGGCGGCGGCGGCGGAGGTCTCTTAGGAGGTCTCTTTAGCATTGGTTCATCACTCTTGGGGGCCTTTGGAGGTATCGGTGGTACCACAGGCTCATTCGGCCTTCCTAAAAGCTTCAGCCAAGGTGGAACTGTACCAAGCACAAACTACTCTCAGGCAGGTGTTGACTCTGTTCCTGCTCTACTCACACCCGGTGAAATGGTTGTGAAGCGCAGTGCAGTCAACAACATGAGGCAGCAAGGTGGAAACAACAGTCAGCAAGTTGTAAACTTAAACATCACTGGAGACATCTCAACAGCGACCAAGAAAGAAGTTATGAAGATGATTCCTCAGATTGCTGGTGGTGTTAACTACACTAACCGTCAAAACAACTACAAGGGTTAAAGGCCCGTTCAATAATAATAAAAATGAACTTCGGATTACCCCTTCGGGGGTGTCCTTTTCTTTTTATTAAAAAGTCATTAAAAAAGTGAGAAAATTAACGCATCTATAATGATAGAAAGCTTTAAAAGTAATGCCAAACTATAAAGACATGTTTAAACTAAAGAACGGTAAACTGGTTTGGAAAGTTTCCCGTGGTAGAGTTGCGGCAGGTCAATCAGCCGGTACAAACCATGGAGATGGTTATAAAACAGTCCGTATAGACGGTAAAGCACATTATGTTCATAGGATTGTAAAAGAACTATCGACTGGTAAAAAAGTAAACGGAACCGTTGATCACAAAAATAGAAAACGCGGTGACAATCGCCCTGCCAACTTGAGAGTTACAACTACATCTCAAAACAATAAAAATAGAAAAAGTTGGAAACGTAAAAAATAATAATTGGTTCATCCCTTCGGGGGTGGGCCTTTTTTATCAAAATTGGCACCAAAAAAGTGAGAAAATTAACGCATCTATAATGGAGAAAGACAACCATAGGAGGTTTTATGTCTATCCGCTTTGAAGTTACGTCTCAGATATGCCCCCTTCAAATTGAAGGAGACATTGACGACGTTAACTTTTATTTCCACGCTCGTGGGAATAGCGTCTACTGCACTATTGGCAGTGACATGTACTCGCCGGATTTCTTTCTGAAACAGGAAGTAGATCTTGTCGAGGAAGGCGTGTTTTGTAGTAGCCAAAAGGTTACTCTGAAACAGGCATTGGAGTTTGTTATGATGACTTACGAGTTGTCAAAATAAACCCACACCCTGAACACGGTGTAAAACTGTTCATTTTGTCACCAAAAAAGTGAGAAAATTAACGCATCTATAATGATAGAAATGGTTCTATCGCACCAAATGGAGGAATCCAAATGAAGAAACTTCTCGCTGTGTTTATGATGTCTGTAGTTTGTGCTGTTTCGTCTACCGCCAAAGCAGAAGAAGTTTACTCTCCTGCCAATGACGATATCACTTGTTCCGATATCAGTTATGCAGGTGCAGCTGCAGGAGTTGTTGTTGGTGTTGTTGCAGCGGCAGGTATCGTTGCAGCGTTGCCAGTAGTTGGTGCCGGTGCTGCTGCCGGTGCTACTGTGGGTTGGCTGGGTATGTGGTCTGGCCCCGTATTGTTGGGTACTACTCTGCCAGTAATGTCATTGGCAGTACCTATTAACAGTACAATGCTGGGTCTTACGGGTTACGTAACCGGCGGTGTTGGTTGCGAAGTGTTGTCAGAGTAATTTTACAGTCCTGGGTCATGACTTTAAACTGACCCAACTTGATTGCACGGGCTTTGTGGCCTGTGCACAGTCCAAAGGAGATATAAAATGGACAATCCAGTTACGCTCGCAGAAATGACCGGTATCCCAGTTTGGGAGCTTCTTACCGGGCCGTTCAAAGCGTTTATGTTCCTCTTAGTTCTTTGCGTGTGTATTCACATTTGTTTTGAAATCATGGATGCCTATCGTGATTCATGGTTGCAAAACGTTGTCCAACAACTTCGTTGGAAAGTAGTTTCTACAACGGATTCTTTGTTCACTAAGTGAATCAAACATCCACACCCTGAACATGGTGTAAAACTGTTCAAGCTTAAACAACCAAAGTAAACCCTTACAACGGAGACCAAAATGTACAAACTGTTCCGTGGAACCACCTTTGAAGAGGCGGTCCTTCTGTCAAACGACTACCAAACCCGTACGGTGACTCACTGGACAGACTCGTTCGAGAAAGCTAAGATGTACTCTAAGGGTGCTGTTATTACTCTTGAGTTTGACGAGCTTCCTCGTACAATGCCTGAGATGACTATTGCTGAAGGCGACGCTACTCATGGCAACATCCGTGAGTGGAAGATTACCAAAGAGTTCTATGAAGGGACTCTTGCTAACTGGTGCGAAGAAAGCACTGTAACTTACTGCTGAATGAAATAGGAGTTTGTTATGTTTGGAGAAATATTTGTTTTAGCCTTAACAGGTTTTATCTTAAGATGCCTATTTGAAATGGGTATGAACTGGATACGAACAATATTAGGGTTTAGGAAAAAAGAGGATGAACTAAAGTTTACCGATTTACTCTTAGGGGTAAAAGACTTGGGAACACAATTGCTAATGCTAGTTGCTATTATTGTGTGTTTTACCTACTTCGGGAAGAACCCTCTTAACCAAGACCCATACTTTCTTCTTGGCTTGTTTTTACCAGAGGCTGGTAAAATGCTTGTATCTCTTATGAGAGATTCTAAACCGCAACCGAAATAGGAGATGATTAGCAATGCTTGAAGCAGCAATCGTATGTTTGGCCATGAACATTTATCACGAAGCTCGTGGTGAAGAGTTTGAAGGCCAAGTAGCAGTAGCCGAAGTTACTATGAATAGAGTAGCTTCGGAAAAGTTCCCCGATACCGTCTGTGATGTTGTCTGGCAGAAAAACCAGTTCTCATGGACGAACGATGGACGCTCCGATAAGACCCCTGAGACAGAGGCTTACAAGGAGGCCGTCTCTATAGCAACTGAGTTTGTTGATGGGGGTTCTAATCTAGAGGTCGGGCATGGTGCTCTCTGGTACCACACATCGGCAGTCTCGCCCTTCTGGGCTGACCACTATCGACTACTGGGTAATATCGGAAATCATTACTTTTATGATGACGGTAAAAACTATGCACCTGAAACTTCTCCTGTTCCAACTTTAAAACCTGAAAGGAATATGTGATGGGCGATCTTAAAGAATGCTTGAAAAAAGTTAAGTCCGAGTATGCTGTTGTTGGATTTGATGACAAAGGTGACTTCGAACTACTTTACGAAGCCGACTTCTTGTCTAGCGCACAACAGTGGATGGATAGGTATACTCGCTGGGGTGACTTTGGCGGGTGGCATAGTATTGTAGCGGTAGACACTGACACGATTACTGCACAGTATTACATGCAACTTCACCCTCATTAAACTGAGAAAAACAACGCATCTATAGCGGTAAGATGAGAAGCAAGGAGAACATAGCTGATGGCTACTATATACGACTTTAAAGACGGTAATGGCCCTGTTCCTGCTAAACAGCATCCTAACGGTGGTGGATGGGTGGCGGATACAGCTTATGTAGCGGAAACGGCTTGTGTAGGCCCTTACGCCAAGGTGTATGAGCACACTGTTGTGTATGGTAACGCTAGGGTGTTTGATAACGCTATGGTGTACGGTGACGCTTTGGTGTCTGGTTGCGCTTTGGTGTCTGGTGACGCTATGGTGTACGGTGACGCTATGGTGGACGGTGACGCTTTGGTGTTTGGTGACGCTAGGGTGTATGGTAACGCTCAGGTGTATGGTTACGCTTTGGTGTCTGGTGACGCTAGGGTGCATGGTAACACTAGGGTGTATGGTAACGCTAGGGTGTTTGATAACGCTGAGGTGTTTGATAACGCTATGGTGTATGGTAACACTAGGGTGTATGGTAACGCTGAGGTGTCTACGCTAGGGTGTATGGTAACGCTCAGGTGTATGGTTACGCTTTGGTGTTTGGTCACACAACCTTAGACCATGGAGAACATGAGTAATGACTAACACATACGATAGCGGTAAGATGAAAGGAATCTAAATGATCGACTACAAGCTAGCTCAAGTCTACGACGAAGGCTTTGATGACGGCTTTGACCAAGGCTACAAAGAAGGTCTTGAAGCGGGTTATGAAGCCTCAAACGATAGCGTCTATGACCGAGGCTACATGGACGCAATTGATAAGTTTGAAGAAGCTTATCTCAAGGGTGACCTTGATGTCCCTACAACCATCAAACTAATGCGCTGTAACTAAACCCTAAAAGGAGCAAACAACATGGATACTAACAAAGTGGAACTCTCTGAAATGACCTTCACTAAACTGGTTGAAGCAATCAACGACAAATGGTCTCACACATACATCGATGTTCCTGAAATGGAAGATCAGCCTGAGTATGATGTTGAGATGGAACGTGCTCTTGCTGAGATTGCTGAGCTGCAAGGCAAAGATCAGAACTACGACGACAACTATGAAGCGTGATAACTCTAACTGCTCATCCGCGTGGTGAGCACTTTAGAGCGATCTTGCTCTATAACCTCAATGGAGACTACTATGACTAAATCTAACACTCGCGGCATGATCGATAACATCAGCAACGGCGCTAACTATGCTCTTAAGCACGGCTATCGCTATACTACTCGTAACGGCGGCTGGAGCAATCTTGATCGTGTTGCAATTGCCACGGCAGTCGCTGAGGGCCGTTTGACTGTAACTCAGGCGGCTAACAAAATTGGTTGTTGCCGACTCTCTATCAAAAACTGGGTCAAAACACTTGACCAAAACAACCCACGCCTAGGCTAACACCCTACTGTTATTGTGTTCCTCCCTAACTTCCCTCTGGTGGCCCTTCGGGGTCACTGGAGGGCTTTTCCCCTTTCTATTTTTTTTTCGACAAAGGATAACATCATGTTTAACCCAATCCAAGAAACTAACAACTGGATTTTTCGATTCTGGAACTTTGTAATCACTTGGCGTAAACATCGTAATACTATTAAATCCTTGAACCAGCTTACAGACGCGCAACTTCGAGATATCGGTCTTGAGCGTCACGGTTTAGACGGGCTTATCTGGCACCCTGAAGACTTAAAGTCTCGCGGCACTAAATAATATGTTTTCACCAGCAGAAGCTTTACTCCTTTTATTTATGATCCTTATTACACTCTTTTATAAGGGCGGCGACGAAGAGTAATATTCTGCTTGGTTATTCCAGTTTAATAGGGTGCTTCGGCACTATGCCTATACAAGGAACAAGATGAATACTATCAAACGACTCGTAGAAGATCTAAAATACCGACAAACTTTCCTAAACAAAAGGCATTCCGCTTATAACCTTGCTACAGCAGATCCTAAATTCTTAATTGAGTTTACCTATCCACACGTCCTAACCGGCTTGGAACGAAAAGCTACACTAACTGACATAATCGCTACTATGGGCGGTCGTTTACAACAAAAGCTAAAGCTTCCTAGAAACAGCATTGAAGCAGTTCAGTTTGGTTGGTATATTTTAATCTCTTACTTTGAGGAAGGCATACTGTCTTACTTCTGTAAAAGAATGAAAGGCAAAGGTAAGCATACAACTTATCAGCTAAAAGTTACAAACTGGGAAGCTATTCAGTCTCTGATCGAAGAAGTTGATGATGAAGTAGCAGATATGTTTCCTAAGCTAAAACCCCTAGAGCCTTGGGTTGGCGAACTGCTGCACAAAGAAACAGGCAAGCCACTAATTCGCAATGCTCACCGTGATGCGGAAAAGGCGATAAAGACAACAGATCTGTCTTATCTAACAGACACTCTTAATAAGCTTAACAACACAGGATGGCGTATTAACAAATACATTCTAACAGTCTACAAACACTGTTTAACGAGTGTAGATAACCCTTTTAAGTTTGCTAAAGAAGTAGACAAGACAAAGCGTACATCGTTGTTAATGGAAACAGAAGCAGTATTCCGACTAGCAACCAAGCATCAAGATAATGTGTTTTATCATCTGTATAACTGCGACTTTCGTGGTCGTATTTATCCCAATACTGCTTATCTACACGAACAATCCTCTGACAATGCCAAAGGTCTTCTACTGCTAGACGAACCAACAATGCTTGGTAAAGACGGCTTCTACTGGTTGTGTGTTCATACTGCTAACATGTGGGGTAATGACAAAGTGTCTCTTGACGACCGAGCTAGGTTCGCTGAAGAGAACGCTAAAGAGTATATTGCTTACGCGGAAAACCCGTTAACAAACATAGGATGGATGAAGGCAGATAAACCATTCTGCTTTCTTGCTTGTTGTCTTGAAATCAAGATGATTAAGGAATGGCGTGAAGATGGGTTGTCAATGGAAGACTTCCCGTCTTCTCTGCCTATCTACATTGATGGCTCTAACAACGGTGTTCAGCACCTAACTGCAATGTCTAAAGACGAACAGGTTGCACCACTTGTAAACCTTGTTCCTCAAAAGCTACCCGGCGATGTGTATATGTTTATCGCTGATCATGCTATGACAGCAGTAGCTAAGTCATTATCTAACCTAGACAAAGACACAATAGACTCCTTTGAGCCTTACTTTGAAAAGATCATCGCTCTCAAACGAGACTGTGAGCGTTGGCCTGAAGGTACAGAGAAATACAAGCTAGCTGTATCTGCGTTAAAAGAGTTTAAGAATCATAACTATGACTTCAGCAAGAAGATCTGGCCCGTGTTCTGGTCTGCTATCACAGATAGGAAGATCTGGCGTAAGACTGTTAAACGGCCTGTTATGACTCTTGGCTACGGCGGTACTCAGTTCGGTATGGGTGAGCAGATCAAAGACGACACCCGTAGTATCAACGAGTATCTGCGTGACAAAGAAGACATCTGGGCATACAAGTTGGGTCATTTGGTCTATGAAACCTGTTACAAGGAACTCAAGGGACCAGCTAAACTACTTCAGATGTTTGTTAAGTTGGCTGAACGACAGAATGAGAAAGAAGTTCCTATTTCTTACTCTGCACCTGTAACTAACTTCCCGTTTGTACACAAATACAGAAAGGCAAAATCTGAGCGCGCTGTGTTAAAGTATGGCGATGATAAAGTTAGAATTAGGTTACAAGTATGGGAGCAGTCAACGCTAGACCACAACAAGCAAAAGTCTGGTGCTGCCCCTAATATTGTTCATAGTCTTGATGCTGTTCATCTAACTATGACAGTCCATGACGCACACTATCCTGTTACTGTTGTACACGATTCTTTCGGATGTACGGCAGGTAATATGGAGCATATGTTCAAACATGTTCGACAAAAGTTTGTTGAGCTGTATAAGCTACAACCACTAGAACATGTCTTATCACAGATGGACTCTCTAGACCTCATCCCAGCGAAAGGAACTCTTAACGTTCAAGAAGTCATACAATCTGACTTCGCCTTCGCTTAATAGAGGCCCATAATGACCGAATAGGTCTGAAACCAAACAATCTCAAAACTCCAAAAGGAAATCCAAATGGCTATTCTCAAAAATGTAGAACTATTCTTCGCTAAACTCGACCCAAAGCGCCCTAACGATCGTTTTGATTCTGAAAACCCAACTTGGGAAGTACAGATTCGTACCAATGACAAGGCTCAGGCTAAAGAGTGGAAGAATATGAACATTAACGTCCGTCCAGATGAGAACGATGACGGCGTATTCTACAAAGCCACACTCAAGAAGAAATCCAAGAAACGCGATGGTTCAGATAATAACCCTGTTACTCTCGTTAATGGTTCTCTTGAGCCGATCGATCCAAACACCCTCGGAAACGGTTCTAAGGCAAACGTTCGGGTTTATCAGTACGAATACAATGTAGGTGGTAAAGAAGGTATTGCCACTATGCTTATGGCTGTTCAGGTTACAGAACTCCGCGAGTACACACCAAAGCCACGCGAAGACGACTTCGAAATGGTTGAGACTAAAGTTATCAAGGTAGCGGATAATCAGGATGTTGACGACGACATTCTATCTAAAACAGATGACATCGACTTCTGATAGGTAACAAACACAACAGGGAGGCTCTTAACAGGGCTTCCCTTTTTATCTAAAGGAGAAACTATGTCTAAAGAATATGTATATCTAGCAGGTCCAATGGAAGACTGCTCTGAATCGGTTATGACTGAATGGCGTACTCATCTTGCTTCTGAGCTAATGTTGTGGGATATCGAATGTCTTGATCCTACACGACGAGTGTCATTTCACAATCAGTTGTATGATACAACTCTACAAGATGATATTCGTAACATGAACCTTTGTAAGCGTATCTTTAAGCAGGATATGCAGGACATTTCTAACAGCCGTGTTATTATTGCTGATGTTCGTCGTAAGTCAGGACGAGGCACAGGGACTTCAATGGAACTAATGTTTGCTCACATGAAGAACAAAATCATTATCATGTGGGGTGATCATAACGATCACATTCATCCTTTCTATGAGTCTATCTACACTGAAAAGCACTACGACTTAAACGATGTTATTGAGGCGGTCAAGGAGTATTACTAATGGCTATCGAAGAAGATCTACAAGGATCTTGGGTGGAAGCTGAGTTTGATTTTGACGAACGTGCTGCCTTGCTAGAATATGAGCAAGGTTATAATCGTTATGAGGCGGAACAACTTGCAGCACAGCGTCTAGGTTTCTCCAACAAAGCTTCTTTTAAACTCTATGTTCAACAACTAAAGGCTATCTCAAAATGACTACATACAACTACAAACTAACATGTTCAAAAGAAGGCGACCTAGCAGGATTGGAGGTTGTATGGACAAACAACTGGCAAGAAGCTTGTGATTTCTTTTCTCTTAACTGTATAAAGGGCATCGTCGGATCTTCTCATTATTGGTACATCCAAGTGATTGGTAACGACGGTAGTGTTGAATCTATCGAAACCTTACAAGACTTAGAAGAACATTCGGAGATTCTGATGACAGAACGTAAGATCGCAAATGACGAAGGTATGGCTGAACAGATCATTGACTTCCACGGTAAGTTCGAAGATATGAGCGAAGAAAGCCGAGACGAGATTATTAACCCTAAACACTATGAAGTAGTGCCACCAGAGGCATACACTAAGCACCCTGATGGTCTTGAGTATATGGACATAATGCAGTACCTACTTGCCCACCACAAGGGAGTACAGGCGCACTTGCTAGGCCAGATCTTTAAGTATGCTATCCGCCTTGGTAAGAAAGACGCCAAGCTTCAGGATGCTAGAAAGATCCAGTGGTACGCTAACTATCTTGTAGATGTTATCGAAGAGGAAAAGTAATATGCCTACTAAAAGAGAAGTATACTGGGAAGTGCTTGGTCGTGTAGACTCAGCATTGGGTTTTCTAATCCGTAATAAAGTTCCTACGGATGATGATACACTTAATGAGATCTACATTACTTTACGAAGGCTTTCTAAAACTACACGAGTATGCTTAGAAAACGAATCTCGAAAAGAAGACTGGGCTAAGTATGATAAGTATAAGGGGTTTGATGAACCCGGCCACTATATCGAAGAGGAAAAGTAATATGCCTACTAAAAGAAAAGTATACTGGGAGTTGTGTGGTCGGTTGAATTCAATGTTAGACTACCTTGACACGCAAACAGACCATATCGCAAGCTATAATCTCGATCAAATATACGATACCCTGCGAAAAGTTCGCGATAAAGCAGAGTCAGGCTATGCCTTTGAAAAGGGAAAAGAAGAAGAAACACAAAAAGAGTTTGATGAATACGGGTTTTACGGAGAAAACAACCCGCCGCTGAAACCTACAGAGGAGTACTAAAATGTTTGCTGAATGGCGTCAAATTCGTTACATCGCAGAATGCTACCGTAAACGCTATCCTAACAAGCCTCTCTGGTTTGTAGTAAACGAAGCAAAACGAGCTTTTGACTTCACCCAAGATGCTCAGCTTGAAGTTCAGATTCAAATGACAGAAAAGGAGTATAACAATGAAGTTGTGCTTTGATATCGAAGCCGACAACCTACTTCCTAAAATCTCTAAGTTTCACTGCGCCGGAGCAATCGATATCCGCACAGGGAAGGAATACTGGTTCCGCCCCGGTGAACACAAAGAGTTCTTGAAACTGCTAGATGAAGCAGAGACTATTATTGCTCATAACGCACTAGGCTATGATGTCCCCGCCCTGACTAAGCTATTTGGCTGGAAACCAAAGGCTAAAGTAATGTGTACTAAAGTGATGTCACAGTTGTTGAACTATCGCCGTTTCGGGTTCGGACACTCTCTTAAGCTTTGGGGTGAACATCTCGATGATAACAAGGGAGACTACAAGGGTGGATTCGAAAAGTTTAACGAAGACATGTTTGTTTACATGCAGCAAGACGTTAGGCTACTCGTAAAAGTATATCACAAACTAGTAAAAGAAGCCAAGGAGAAAGCCAGCGAGGAAGACGGTCATAAAATCTTTGACGCCTTGCGAAGCGAAATGGATATGGAAGCAGTGATGGCAGAACAATGTCATAACGGCTGGCAGTTTAACGTATCTGAGGCTAAGGTGCTTCTCAAGAAAATTGAAACAAAGATGAAAGAGTGTGAAAAACTCATAAACCCTCATCTTGGTATGAAAGTGAAAGCACATGACACTAAACCAAAAGAACTCAAATTTACGAAACCGGGTAGGTATCATTCTCACGTATATCGCTGGTTTGACCTTGATCCTTCTAGCGGTGTTCACGATAAACCTATTTGGGGTGATTATAGCCGTGTTTCTTATGTCGTTGGGGATATTGGTAATACTAATACAGTTAAGCAATACCTCTACACAATTGGATGGAAACCAGACGAATGGAACTGGAAAAAAGTCAACGGACAGTTCATCAAAGTCAGTCCAAAACTCACAGACAGTAGTCTGGAAGGACTCGGAAATGTAGGTGAAGCCTTAATGGAGTACTATACACTCCGCTCACGGCACTCTATTATCAAAGGATGGTTTGAATATGTTGATGAAAATTCAAGGCTACATGGAGATGTTTTTAACATCGGTACTCCGACGTTTAGGCAGACCCACAAAATCATCGCCAACCTTCCTAGCGGGAAAGCCTACCTCGGACCCGAAATTCGAGGGCTATTCGGCGTACGAAAAGGATACAAACTCGTAAGCGCTGACTCGGCTGCTTGTCAGCTACGTCTACTAGCTCACTTTATGGAAGACCCTGAGTTCACTAAAGAGGTTCTTGAAGGAGACATCCACCAGAAGAACGCAGACATTCTAGGCTGTGATCGACCTACAGCTAAACCATTCATCTTTGCGTTTCTATACGGTGCAGGTGGGAAGAAGCTAGGTTCTATTCTAAATGTATCTGAACGAGAAGGTAACAAGCAGAAAAAGACCTTCACCAACGCTTACCCCAAGTTGAAATCGCTTATCGAAGAAGTTCAAACCAAAGTAGAGGAGAATGGAGTAATCAAAGGTCTTGACAAACGACCTATTCATGTAGAGTCTACACACAAGGCTTTGAACTACCTTATTCAAGGCGCTGAAGCTGTTGTTATGAAGTACACTGTGAACATGATTCACCGTGAGCTTGAAGCAGCAGGTCTTGATACCTCTATTCTACTGTTCTACCATGACGAGGTCACTTACGAGGTGCGTGATGACCAAGCAGAACAGGCTCGCGAGATCATCATGCGTTGTTTTGAAGAAGCACCTAAAGAACTAGGTGTGGACATTATGACTTGTGGTGATTGCAATATCGGTAATGACTATTACGAGGTTCACTAATGATCTTTAGAATAGCCAAGCGTAAACAACGCTGGATGATTGACCCTGAGCGTATCTCCGACTACGGGGCCGCGCTTAGGGAAGTAGAGAAGCTACGTAAGCAAGGCTATGAGGTAGAACTCTTAGTAGACGTAGACTCTGTTCCTGACAAGCCCGTCACAGAAGTAGATGCAGAAGGTCTTGAACAGGCTTTGCAGAAGCTAAAGGAGAAGACCTTTGGAAAGAGAACAGCAAATGGCTAAGTTCGTTTATGTAGTAAAACAAATTGACCTAGAACCTTGGGAAAGCTTTTACGATGGCATACACAAGGTTTTCTCTAAAGAAGAGTCCGCAAAAGCTTACGTTAAAGAGAATGAAGGAAAAGTTTTCGGTAAAGAAGAGGGCTTTAGCTGTGGTTGGACTGTTAGCCCTTACATCATAAAATTAGCCCTTGAAGAATGAAACCTTTGGAAGAAGAACAGCGTAGGCTTCGGATAAGGCTTTCTGTTGCAGCGTATGCGTATGAGTATCTTAATGAGTCGGTTATGTCTGATGAAGAATTCGATAGGCTAAGTAAGTTAGTAGACGTTTCGGTGTCTACTGGCAACCGTAAGCTAGATCGGTTCTTTAATAAACACTTTCAGCCTGACACCGGGATGTGGATAAGACTGCATCCTGAGAAACAAGAATTAGCGAACATCTATGAAAGGGTGTACAACAATGACTAAAATTGATCAGTATAAAATTCCCCCATATAGATGGCAACAAGGTAAACCCCCGAAAGATGGTGAGGAGTATTACACATACACCAGTCCTCTCGGTTATGCCTACTACATTAAAAAGGAAGATGTAAATGATCTACAAGGGTAAAGAGATTAAAGGGTGGTCTAGCTTTTTTAGAGTAGCTAACATAGATAACCTTGAACCGGAGGATATTAAGTTTTGCCGATGGTTATTTCGGCAAGGGCTTAAATGGGAAGAAGAAGCAAAAGAACAAGGATTCGTCGGAGTCGGAGTTATTAGTTATGTCCAAGCTAAACTTGCAGAGACAAACTATGAAGATCTTAACCTATAGTCACAACACAGGAGTCGCTATGTCTATTTTACTAAATTGCCTACTAGGGGGTGAGAACAAACAAACTTTCTCTGCTCGTAACTGGCAAAGGAAAAGAGATGGAAAACTACACCTTGTCCCACTGATTGACACAATGTTTGGTGGTGACCATTGTATGATTAGTTGGATTGAATACAAATATCGTCAAATCGACAAAGGAATGTAAGAATGTATACAGTTGAGTTTATCGAAGACTACTGTCAGGTTGTAACTCTTGATGATCATGGACAGCACACAGATGTAACGGTATTCATTGAAGATGCTGGTGTGTTTATTCAACAGTATCCTGATGGTGAACGCGAAAGTAAGCCGAACTTAGTCTATATGTCTTTCCAACAGTTCAATGACATCTTAGATGCAATGAAGATGCCGGAAGGTATCTACAATCGAATCCGTATTAGCGCACGTAAAGAAGAGGAAGCAAAATGATTACTGTATTTGAATTTGAACTACTAGCCGAACGTTTCCTTAAGGAAGGAACTACTCAAGATACTTTGTTTGCAGGTCTTTCTTCTGAAGTTGGAGAGCTAATGGGTGAAAGAGTTGATGAGCTACGTGTAGACAAAGGGACTCCAGGTGATATTAACTATCGCATGGCTAGTGAGCTAGGGGATATTCTATGGTACGTTGCTATGATTGCTCACAAGCGAGGTTATACACTTTCTCAGATTATGGACATGACTATCGACAAGCTTGATGACAGGGAGCGCAATGGAAAAGCGTAAGTATGACAAAATGTTTATGCAGATGGCTTTAGCTGCCGCTGAACAGTCTCAAGCAGATAACTTAAAAGTCGGTGCTGTAGCAGTTAAGGACGGTAACGTCATTGGCATTGGAATAAATGGCACACCCGTTGGGTGGTACACTAACAAATGTGAGGATGAAAATGGAAATACTAAACAAGAAGTTTATCATGCGGAAGCTAACATGGTTGCTAAAATTGCTCGTTCGACTAACTCTTCAGTTGATGCTACGTGTTACGTCACTCATAGCCCTTGCATCGACTGCGCTAAACTCTTGGTGCAAACGGGTTTTGTCAGGGTCGTATTTGAACGATCATATAAACGAATAGACGGAATCCGTTTTCTAGAGAATATAGGGGTTAAATGCGAATGGATAGCGACACAATGACACCGAACATGAAATCTATTTACCGCCACAACAAAGCATCTAAGGTTGGTAAAGACAACGGCTCGCATATCATCTATCATATTTATGTTCCCGGCAAACATAGAGGTCTACATCAGGGCTACATAGGCAGGTCTAGCCTTAACCTTGAGGGGACACATATGCGATATAAGCAGGAGCTTAAAGAGATAGAGGAGGGTACCAGAGAAGCGCGCTGGGTACATAAGTTGCTCCGTCGATATGGGAAGGAATGCGTAATCAACTTGGTATCTTCCGGGCTGACTCTGGAAGAGTCTAAATACTGGGAAGCTCAATATCGCCCTGCGGACATGCCAAAAAGCACGTTTAACTGGAACTCTTGTCCGGGCGGTTGATAGAGGCCCATAATGACCGAAGGGAATCCCCAGGGGGTTTTTTAAGGTATAATTTAAAGGAATTATTATAATGTTTAGTGAATATAGGACTGCTGTTATTGATGGTGATGTTCTACTTTATATGTCAATCTGGAACTCTCCTGATCTAGAGGATGCTCTAGAAAGCCTTGAAATACACTTTGAGGCTGTTATGGAAGGTAGCTGGAGTGAAGACTATGTTATGGCCTTTGGTGGACCTAACAACTTTAGGGATGTTTTGTTTTCTGAATACAAGAAATCAGCATCTCGTGCAAAGTCAAAATCTACACGACCTGAATGGTTTGGTGATTTGAAGTCTGAAGCTACTTCCTTGTATGAGAACTCAGTTATATGTGACGGTTATGAGGCCGATGATATGGTTCGTATCTGGGCGAATGAGCTTCGGGAGTGGGATAGAGACTTTATTGTATGTACTGTTGATAAGGATCTAGACTGTATCCCCGGCAAACACTACAATCCACGTAAATCAGAAGTTTACTGGGTTGCTCCTGAATACTCTGAGATGTTCTACTGGAAACAGCTGTTAATGGGGGATACTGTTGATAACATCCCCGGTGTAGAAGGTATTGGCCCTAAGAAAGCAGAAAAGCTTATTGAGGACTGTAAAACAAGAAAAGACTACGAGCGTGTTGTATTCAATACTTATCACGACAAGTATCCTGAAGATGGCTTTGATCGTATGTTGCTTAATGGTAAGCTTCTTCATATGTGGAGGTCAATGGACGACCATTTCTCAGTAGAAAGGTCTAAGTATGACAGTATTGTCAAAGGATGATCTAGGCCACTGGGAATGTGGTTTTAAGTTTAACCCTGCAAAACACTTTGGTTTTTTGTATTGTATCCATAACACTATAGACAAACGTTATTACATTGGTAAGAAGCAATTCTTTCACTTAGGTAAGAAACGGTCTAAGACTTATGGTAAAGAGATGACTTGGCGAACTTACTGTGGTTCTTCAGCTAGCTTACTTGATGATATCAAGAAAAAGCAACATAAGAACTTTAAGTTTGATATCATCGATGTTTACAATAGTAAAGGTGGTTTGTACTATGCTGAGGCGTTCACTCAGATGGTTACTGAGTCTATGACCCGGCACAACGCCGAAGGAGTTCCTTGGTCGTATAACCGGCAGATAGCTGCTATCCGATTTGTTACTAAAGAAGATGTAACAGACCGGACAAGACGTTATATCAACAAGATCAAAAGGACATACAAATGAAACTAAAGTACATAGTGAGTTATAAGGATAAGTGTTTTATGTTGGATGGCATACCAAAACCAACCGGCTCTGATGAGCCTTACTACTTTAGCCTTAGACGACATGCTGAAAACTTTGTTAATCATTTGTTCAAAGAACATCAAAACATCGAAGATTGGAAAATCGAAGAGGTAGTACTAGGACATGGGACGAATCATAACTAAGAATCAACCCTGTGAATTATGCGGAAGCAGCGATGCCAAACAAATCTACGAAGATGGTTCGGCGTTTTGCTTTTCCTGTAGGAGTAGTTTTATGGCTCCAAAAGAGCAAGTTACTGTGTCGGATGATGACACCTTCGCTTGGCGGTCAGAGTTTGATAGTAAGGATCTTGTCGATGAAATTAAGAATGACTACGCTATAAGAGGCTTTAGAGAACGAAACATTAAGAAGGCCATTGCTGAACACTACGGTGTTCGAGTGGGATACAATGTTGATGGTGAGATTGACTCTCACTTTTACCCTATCCATGAAGGAGATAGCTTAGCTGGCTACAAGAAAAGAGTTCTACCGAAGGACTTCACTTATATTGGATCACCTTCAAAAGAACCCTTTGGCCTTAACAACTACCAGTCTGGTAAACGCTTAGTAATCACGGAAGGAGAACTAGATGCTATGGCGGTACAAAGTGCTTGGTATGAGCGTTACCAAGCTTTCTATCCGGTCATTAGCCTACGCAATGGTTGCAATTCTGTTTCTGATCTTATTGAATGCCGCGATAGGATAAGGAACTTTGATGAGGTAATAATCTGGTTCGACAACGATGAACCCGGCCAACGCGCTGCTCAAGAAGCTGCTCGTATTATCGGATATGATAAAGTTAAGATTGCCAAGTCAACAGAGAAAGACGCTTGTGATCTTTGGCTAAAGGAGCCTAAGTCTGTTCTAAAGGCTATCTATGACGCAATAGAACACACTCCTGCAGGCATTCTTGGGGCTGATGACTTATGGGAACAACTTGAAGAATACAACAAAATCGAGTCTGTACCTTATCCTGATTGTATGTCAGGTTTGAACGAGAAACTGAAAGGAATGCGCTTTGGCGAAATCACCCTATGGACCAGCGGGACTGGTTCAGGAAAATCTACACTCCTCCGAGAGATCGCTCTCCATTTGGTTAACACGACTGATGACAAGATTGGGATTATTTCACTAGAAGAGTCCCCTGCTGAGACTGCTCGGAAGATGGCAGGTATGGCTCTAAACCGTAACCCTGCTGCTGAAGAGATTAGTATTGAAGATCTTAAACCCGGTTTCGATCAAGTATTTAGAACCGGGCGTGTATTAGTCTTAGACCATCAAGGTAGTATCTCTGATGGTAGTATTATGAACTATCTTGAGTATATGTGTCTATCAGGCGCTAAGTATTTGTTTATTGACCACATCACTATCCTTGCTTCTGAAGGCGCGGAGGGTTTAACTGGTAACGAGGCTATTGATAAGATTATGAACGATCTACTACGGCTCGCTAAAAAGCATAACGTATGGATTGGTCTTATCTCTCACCTACGAAAGACAGGTGAAGGTAAGTCATTCGAAGACGGTAAGCTTCCTTCTATGGATGATATTCGAGGCTCAGGTTCTATCAAGCAGATCTCAATGGACATTATTGCTTTCGCTCGTAATGTTGCTGCGGAAGACGAATCAGAGCGTAACACAATCAAGACTAAAGTTCTCAAATGCCGCTATACCGGATTGACCGGGCCTTCTGGTAATATCATGTATGATTACACCACAGGAAGACTACGGCAGGGTGTAGAAGGCTTTAGTAACGAAACAAAACCGAGGTTTTAAATGGACGAGTATGCAGTTTATGGCGTTATCTTAGCGTTATCAAAAGAAGTAGACCACGAGACATTACCGGAGGGTCTTAGAAAGTTCTTAGACGAGTTTGAATCAGGTATTAACGAAATTGTAGATCTAAGAGAAGCAATTAATGAAGCGTATGTTTCAGAAGTACTAGACTCAACTAACCATTCAACAACAATCCATTAAGGAAACACAATGACACCATATGAATCATTCATCCACTTGTCGCGCTACTCACGTTTTCTAGAGGCTGAAGGCCGTCGTGAAACATGGGCAGAGACTGTAGACCGTTTGATGAAATTTTGGGAATCACGTCTCGACAACGTAATCTCTCAGAGTGAATTTAACGAGATCGGTAACGCTGTTCATCGTCGAGAAGTCATGCCTTCAATGCGGGCCATGTGGTCTGCTGGAGACGCACTTCATCAAAATCATTTTAGAGGTTATAATTGTAGCTTTGTTGCAGTTGACCACATCCGAGTATTTGACGAAATCCTGTTTATCCTAATGGCAGGTACTGGTGTTGGCTTCTCTGCTGAAGCACAGTATGTCAACAAACTACCAATCATTAACGATACCTTCCAGCAGTCAGAGCGTACAATCGCTATCGAGGACTCTGCTGAAGGTTGGGCTAAAGCTCTACGTAAACTAGTTGCTGAACTATATCTTGGTAACGTCCACGACTGGGATTACTCTAAAATCCGTCCTGAAGGCGCTCGCCTTAAAACCATGGGTGGCCGCGCAAGTGGACCAGAACCACTTAAAGAGCTATTTGCCTTTGTCACAAACCTGTTCCGAAAAGCAGCGGGTCGCAAACTAACACCACAAGAAGTACACGACGTTGTTTGTAAGATTGCTGAGGTAGTGGTTGTCGGTGGTGTTCGTCGTTCTGCTCTTATCTCACTCTCTGATATTGGTGACCCTGAGATCCGTGACTGTAAGTCAGGTCGTTGGTGGGAAACAGCCCCCCATCGTGCTCTTGCTAACAACTCTGGTGCTCATGACTCTAAGCCTTCTATGTTTGTATTCATGGACGAATGGGTTGCTCTTATGAAGTCAGGCTCTGGTGAACGTGGTATATACAACCGTGGCGGGGCGCGTAGAATGGCTCCTGAACGCCGCGTAGGTTATTTAATTAATGGCTGTAACCCTTGTGCTGAAATTCAGCTACGGTCAGGACAGCTATGTAACCTTACAGAAGTTGTATGTCGTGCAGACGACACCGAAGAAACACTAATGGCGAAGCTCAGGTATGCCGTCATCCTTGGCACATTCCAAGCCTCTCTAACCGAATTCAAATACGTACGTAAAGTATGGCAGAAGAACTGTGAAGATGAGCGCCTACTCGGTGTTTCACTAACAGGTATTCAAGACTGCAAACTCTTACAGAACCCTGATCCTAAACTGCTAGAACGGATGCGAGACTATGCCTACGAAATCAATGTTGAATACTCAAAGCTTATCGGTATCAACCCTGCTACAGCTATCACTACGGTTAAGCCTAGCGGTACTGTCAGCCAGCTTGTTGACTCTGCTAGCGGGATTCATGGTCGTTTTGCCCCTTATTATATCCGGGCGGTTCGGCAGTCTAACAATGACCCACTTACTACCTTTCTAAAGGACGAAGGCGTTCCTAACGAACCCGACGAAATGAACCCTGCTCGTACAACTGTCTTCTACTTCCCTATTAAGTCACCACAGGGTGCTATTATGGCGAACGAACAGACAGCTATTGAGCAGCTAGAGAACTGGAAACTCTTCCAGAAACATTGGTCTGAACACTCTGTGTCTGTTACTGTTTATGTTAAAGAACATGAATGGATGGAAGTAGGTGCTTGGGTCTATGCTAACTTTGATTACATCACTGGTATCTCTTTCCTGCCTTACTCTGATCATACTTATGCTCAGGCTCCATACACTCCTTGCACAGAGGAAGAATATGAAGCGGCACTAGCAAAGATGCCTAACGTTAACTTTGATCGGCTTTCTGAGTACGAAGTCGAAGATACAACAGAAGGCGCACAAACCCTAGCATGTAGTGCAGGTGGTTGCGAAATCTAAATGATACAGGACTTTATGAAGTCTTTTAAAGTTATCATGTGTGGGGTGGCCTTGATGGTCACCTCATGCGCACTGTTTGTGGAACTTGATTGGCTACCAAAGGTTGATCAGGAAAAGTTCCCGCCAGCAATGTATGAAACTACTGCTGCCCTTACAACTTGTATGAAAGCTTACGGCGGCAATCCGATGTTCTTCCCTAAACGGGCTAGGGTATGGACTGAATGGTTCTTAACAGATCAGTTAGAAACAGGCATGTATCAAAGGCTAATGTCTACTACCTTTGTTAATGCTAAATTCACAGTATGTATTACAGATATCAAAATAAGGAAAGTATAATGAATAACGATAAATCAGAACAACTAGCTAAAGCTATAGGCTATTTCTCAGGTACTGTCGTCGGTATTTTACTACGAATTTCACTACTAGTGCTTGGTGTTTATGCCTCTCTTCTAATCCTTGAGTGGCTAGGTTTTATTTCTACAGGAGTTCTTCTATAATGGATATTAACGCTATTTACGATCAAATGGACATCATAGTCGAGTCAAGTGAGATTGAGGAAGATGCTATTCGTGGATTTGAAGGTCTTGCCTTTGAAGAGGGTCTAACAACCGACTCTATAGAGTTTGCATGGTTCTACAGCGGTATCGTCTTTGCTGTTGCCTCTATGATCATTGAAGAAGAAGAGAATGATGATGAATATCCTGAAGAAGATGAAGAAGAAAGCTGAAGATTCTGAAAGTGTCTCGAACACGCGGTTAGTGGCCGCTATTATACATAAAGGTAAGGTGGTGTCTTATGGTAAGAACCAATACAAGACCCACCCTACTATGATTAAGTTTTCCAAGAACCCTCATGCTATATTCCTTCATGCTGAAGTTGATGCCATTAACAAGGCTAAGAAGGTTCTTGGAGAAGACTTATCTAAGACTAAACTAATTGTAATGAGAATCCTGAAAGACGGAACCTATGCTAATGCTAAACCCTGTTGTGGTTGTAGTAAGTGCATAGAACATTACGGTATTACAAACGTTATATACACAACCGGAGAAACAACAAATGTACTTGGTAATTGGTAAGGACAACTGTCCCTTCTGTGATCGCACTAAAGACATGCTTGAAGGGAACAACCTCCCAATGATTTACATCAACATTAATAATGAAGAACCAGAGGTTCAGAGCTTCCTCAAAGGTCTTATTAAAGAGGAACTTACAGAAACTACTGTACCGCAGATCTTTACGTACATCGGCGGGGCAGAAGAGCTAGAATATCTGCTTAAGATTTCTAACAAGATCGTTGATCAGGGTGGTTTTAACAATGACTGAAGAAGTTAAACGTAAGCCGGGACGTCCTAAAGGTTCTGCTAACAAACCCAAAGGTAGAGCTACAGTAGCGCCTAAGCTCAGGAGGCCAGAACCGGCCTCTAACGAACAGGCTGCAAGGAAGTATCTTAAGGAGTTCGAAGGAGATACTACCCTAGCTGTGTATGGTGTTGATGACTTTACTGATACCCTTATCGAAGAGGCTTGGAAGAACCCCGCTATCGATATCTACCTCTCAGACCCCAACGTGGATGTTCTAGCTAACTACAACAGGAAGATGGGAGGTCGTAGCTTCTCAATGTATCGTTGGGATGTTATTACCTCTGATAGCTTCTTTACTGCCCCTGTTAACGAGGTTATTGTTGTTGCGGAACAGCATCTCGATTATGTCTTAAACTATCCTCACCCCTATCTCGATCACATGACTTTCGTATCTCTAAAGGACTTCCAGTAAAATGAATGATTCTTTCTACCCTTTAAACCCATCTAAAGATCCCATTGATGTATACTTCCGGGGACAAGATGGAGAAGAACTTGTAGTAGAGTATGATGATGCTCTTTATACACTCTCTTGGACTCCGCAGTACTCACAGTATCGTGGTGAAATTGATGGCATGAAAGGCTATATGGTATGACTACTAAAAATGCAAACTGGCAATACGCTTACTTCAATCTCTACTCTAAGGTTGCTAAAATGTTGTTAAATCACAATAATGAGGAATCTAAGAAAGAGCTTTTAAGAGATTGGGACGATCTGCGACAGAATATGCCTTTACCGAAACTATGTAATGAAAA